ATGCCGAAGGCTAGGGACCGAGAATCGGGGGAGAGGGTCCCTTCAGTGCTTTCGTCATTGCGAGGGAGCGCCTTTGCCCGCCATGTTACGGACGGGTATAGCGACCGTGGCAATCTGCCTTTCGACTTCGTCATTGCGAGCGAAGCGTGGCAATCTGCCTTTTGCTTTTTACCTTCCTCATGCGCGAAAACGCCCCATAGCGGAAGAGGAACAATACCTTCACACCAACCCCACCCATGACTGACTCCATACCCGACTCCACCCCCCGCAAATACTCCCAGCTCGTCCCCTTCGTCCCAGGCGACCCGCGCATCAACCGCAAAGGCCGCCCGAAGTCGTTCGACGCGCTGCGCGAGCTGGCGCGCGTGATAGCCGACGAGAAGATTGTCAGCGCCGACGGGCGGGTAGCGATGACCCGCGTGGAGCTGATTCTGCGCGAGTGGGCGGCCAGCAAGGACCCGCGCAAGCAGACGGCGTTCATGGAGATAGCATACGGCAAGGTGCCGCAGGGGATAGACGTAAACGGCGACCTGCTGGTGAAGGTAGTATATGACCAGGACGGTAACGGTACACTTGAAGCGACCGCACCCGCGGCAGAAGGCGATTCTGCGTGAGGCGGCGCGGTTCAACGTAGGCGACTTTGGCCGCAGGTGGGGCAAGAGCTTGATTGGCGAAAACATCGTGATTAAGCCAGCACTGGAGGGCGCGCCGGTTGGCTGGTTTTCGCCGACGTACAAAATGCTGGCCGAAGCCTGGCGCGACGTCAAGAACGTCGTCAAGCCGGTGACGCAAAAGACCAGCGAGCAGGACAAGCGCCTCGAACTGTACGGCGGCGGCTCCATCGAGTTCTGGTCACTGGACAATCCTGACGTAGCGCGCGGGCGCAGGTATGGCCTGATTGTGGTCGATGAAGCGGCGATGGTGCCGAACCTGCTGTACGTCTGGGATGCAGTGCTGCGCCCGACACTGGTCGACCTGACAGGCGGCGCGTGGTTTTTCAGCACGCCCAAGGGGCGCAACGGGTTCTGGCAGTTATGGCAGCGCGGACAGGACGCCGGGGAGCCAGAGTGGCGCTCCTGGCGCGGCCCAACGAGCGAAAACCCGCATATCCCTGCCAGCGAAGTCGAGGCAATGCGCCGCTCGATGCCAGAGCGCATATTCCGGCAGGAAATAGAGGCCGAGTTTCTGGATGATGCCGGTGGCGTATTCCGGCGGGTGATGGACGCTGCGGTGCTGACGCCAAGAGCGCCGGTTGCCGGGCGTTCCTACGTCTTCGGGGTCGACTGGGCAAAGTATTCCGACTTTACGGTTATCACGGTACTGGACGCTGCCAGTCGCGAGATGGTGGAGATGGACCGCTTCAACCAGATCGACTACTCGGTGCAGGTCAGCCGGCTGAAGGCGCTGGCCGGGCGCTACCGGCCGCAGACCATCGTAGCGGAGACAAACAGCATCGGCGAGCCGCTGATTGAGCAGCTGCGCGCGGACGGGCTGCCGGTGCAGGGGTTTACGACCACCAGCCAGAGCAAGCAGCAGGTGATAGACGGTCTGGCGCTGGCATTTGAACGCGGGGAACTCAAGATACTCAACGACCAGGTGTTGATTGGCGAATTGCAGGCCTACGAGAGCGTGCGCCTGCCAGGCGGCGGATTCCGCTACAGCGCGCCGGAAGGGATGCATGACGATACGGTGATGAGTTTAGCGCTGGCATATTATGGTACTCAGACGGGGCGCGTTGAGTTTATGCCGTCATTATACAGGTAGGTAGATGATGCTCGATTATACCAGCACGATATTCGATGCACGCCAGGATGCTTCCAATAGAGAGCGCCGCGCGGCCTACAAGCGCCGATGGTCGTACTACCACGGCGACCAGGCAAAACCGCTAAAGGTCAGTGTTGGGCAGGCGGATGATAACGTCATCATCAATCTGGCGCGGTATATCGTAGACAAGGGCGTAGCGTTCCTATTCGGCAAAGTTGTTGGCTTCCAGCTAGAGGAAGGCGCAACCACGCCAGCCGAGGAGACACTGACGGAGATATGGCGGCGCAATCGCAAGGGAACATTCCTGCTCAAGCTGGCGCAACTAGGCGCAATCTATGGTCATGTATTCGTCAAGATACTGCCAGACTTTTACGGGCGCGGTATCGCCAGGCTCGTACCCATTGAGGCCGAATATGTAGACGTATCGTGGCGCGGCGATGATATTGAAAGCGCCTACCGCTATACCATCAGCTGGACGGAGGAAGGCCGCGATGGCAAGGCGGTCAACCGCCGGCAGGTCATTGAGCAGGACGAAACTACTGGGCGTTGGTCGGTTATAAACCGCGTCCAGCGTGGCGGCGGACAGTTTATCCCAGACCCGGACAATCCCGACATTGTGCCCTGGCCGTACAAGTGGCCGCCGGTCGTTGATGCGCAGAATATCCCCTGCGCCGGCGTGTACTATGGGTTGAGCGACATCGAAGACCTGGACGAGCAGGACGCCATCAACTATGTGACGTCGGCGGTGCACCGCATTCTGCGCTATCACGCCCACCCGAAAACATGGGGGCGCGGATTCAGCGCGGCGCAGGTGGAACAGGGCGCGGACGACCTGCTGATTATCCAGTCGCAATCGGGCGAACTGCGCAATCTTGAGATGCAGAGCGACCTTGCGTCCAGTTTGAACTATCTGGACATGCTGCGAACGGAGATGTTGCGCACAGGGCGTGTGCCAGACCTGACAACCGAAAACCTGTCACTGGGCGCGACGAGCGGCTTTGCGCTCCGTTTGCTGCATGGCGACCTGCTGGAAAAGACAGCCGCGAAGCAGCGTACATATGGCGACCTGTTGGTAGAAATCAACCGCCGGCTGCTGGAGCTGGCAGGGTATGGGGAGAATAACTATACGAGCATCATCTGGGATGACCCGCTGCCGATGAACGAACAGGAACAAATGACGCGCGACGGCTTCGAGCTCGACAGGGGCGTGGTTAGCAAGGAAACAGTCCAGCGGCGGCGCGGGCTCGACCCGGAGACGGAGAATGCGCGCATAGCCGCAGAGGGTACGGCGGAAGACCTGCGCACTGGCAACGTCGGTGCGCTGCTTATACGACAGTTCGCGCAGGGGCAGGGGGTCTAATTGGCAGGGCCGATACAGGATATTATAGCGCGCTACCAGGCTGACATGCGCGCCATAGACCGCGAGGCGACCGGGCGGCTGATTGAGAGTTACCGCCGGGTATATGACGATATCCGCGCAAAGGTAGAGTCGCTGGCCGGGCGCGCGCTGGGCGAAGGGCCGGAAGCCGTGCTGACCGCAACGCAGCTGCGCAACCTGAGCGAATATAAAGATATGATGGCAACCATCCAGCGCGAGATGCAGCGCTATGGCGCGGTGGTGGATGATGTGGTTGGCGCGGCGCAGGAGAAAGCGGTCAATTCAGGCGCGGCGGCGGCGCGTCAGATGATACTCGAACTGTTCCCGGAAGCGGCGCGAGGAAGCATAGTCGGCGTGCTGCAACGAATGCCGCGCGAAGCGGTTATAGCGCTGGTCGGCGCTTTACGCGAGGACTCTCCGCTGGCAAGCATCACGCTGGCCAGGTGGGGTGATAAGGCGGCGAAGCAGATTGGCGAGCAGCTGGTCAAGGGGCTGGTAACCGGTATCGGTTCGCGCAAGACGGCGCGCGAGATTCTGAAGGCGCTCGACCCGGCGCTTGGTATGCCGCTCAGTAAGGCGCTGACCATCGCGCGCACGGAGACGAACAGGGCATTCAGGTCCGCAACGCGCGAGACATACCGGCGCAACCCGCACGTGGTCAAGGGCTGGATATGGTATGCGAACATAGACGGCGAGCCAGAACCATGTTTAGCTTGTCTGGCGATGCATGGCACAAAGCACGATATGGACGAAACGCTGGACGACCATCCCAACGGGCGCTGCACGATGCTGGCAATCACGCCGTCATTCGAGGAGCTTGGCATTGAGGGCGTGGATGAACCTGATAGAACGGTTGAAACAGGCGAGGAGTGGTTTAACCGCCAGCCTGAGGAGCGCCAGCGCGAGATGATGGGCGAACAGCGGTATGAGCTCTGGAAGCAGGGCAATCTCGACTTTGAGGATATGGCTACAACGCACCATTCGGATGAGTGGGGCGACAGCATAGGCGTAAGACCGATATAACAGGAGTAAATAATGACCGACAACCAGCCCGAGACGGGCACAAGCGCGGGCGCGATGCCCCCTGAACCGGCCAGCCAGCCGGCAGTACAGCCAACCGGCGAGACGCCGGAAGCGCTGCGCGAGCAATTGGCGAAAATGCAGGCTGCGCTCAAGGAAGCCAACAAGGAAGCCGCCGCGAGACGCAAGCGGCTAGAGGAGTTGGAAGCCGCAGAGCAGCAGCGCCAGGAGGCCAGCAAAACCGCTGAACAGAAACTAGCCGAACAGCTCAAAAAGCTGGAAGCCGAACGCGATGCCGCGGAACAGCGCGCCAGACAAACGCTGATACGCGCCGAAGTAACAGCCGCTGCTTCGCGGATGCAGTTCCGCGATCCGTCCGATGTGCTGAGACTGATTGATGCATCCGCGCTTGAGATAGGCGATGACGGCTCAATCAAAGGGTTGGATGAACAGCTGCAGGCATTGGCGAAAGCCAAGCCGTATCTGCTCGCAACGAGCATTGG